TTTTGATATTGCGATTGGTAATATTGTATCATATCTCCAGGACCTTTCAAGTACCCATATGTATTATATAAACATGCATATAAAAGCAAGTCCTGATACTTATTGGACAAATAAGTCCCATTGGTAGCTGCAGGAGCAGTGGTCGGATTGACTGTATCTGTTAGACTATATGGCTCTCTATTATAGGCTAAAGTAATTTTATAATCTTTATCTGGTGTGGGTGCCACTACCCAATAAGTCTCATCCCAATTTCCATAGTATTTAGGAATACTAACTGAATTAGAATCTGGAGTAGAATAATATTCTGCCATAAAACTTGGATCTCTTTGTTCTAGATAAGTTTGATTTCCAGCGGCATCTGTTAATTGCGCATAGTTAATTGATCTCAAGTCATCTGGAATAGTTACATATCTATTTCCAACGACTAAATTTGATGTTGCGTAATGAGCATTTTGATCTGTTGGAACAGATCTTTCAATTCCGTTCTCTGCATTTTGAATAATTCTATCTACAACAGCATCTGTTAAAACTGTATCACTTACTTCTGTGTATCCTCTAATATCTGTTCTCAAATTTGCTAAAAGATATGCCATCTTATAAACCCTCCAATGTTACTGGTCCGGCGGAACAATTATGTCCACCCCCTTTTACACCACTTGTAGTAGCCGTGTCACCACTTTTAAAATAAAAATAATTAATAGGATTTGTTAAAGGATCAGATTCTCCAGTAATAGGAGAAATTGTAGTATTACCTGTTACATTTCCTGATGCATCTATTTTACCTAATGAAATTGTAAAGCCACTTGCTGAATCTATATCTGTAACCCCAACAATAGAATTGATAGCCGCGAATTGTTGTAAGTTAAGTGCATCCGCAGGATTTGCTCCTCCGGGTCCAGAAGTTATAACTTGTGCAGGTCCTCTTAATCTTACTGTACTTCCAGCTTTTCTTTGATGATCTTCCGAATGAACATTCACATAAGTGTCTCCACTATAATTAATTACTTCGAAAGGATTATTTTTTAATAAAATTAATTGAGCAGTTGCTTTTCCTTCTACTCTTGGATTTTGTAAAGCTTGTGGATCATTACCAACTGGCTTTGGTTCCAATTGTGGTTGTTTAGCTTCATATTCTGAATAATGAACTAAAGATCCATTCCATTCTCTAACCATTTCAGTATATGGAAATCTCATTCCTGATCTATCGGAAATTGCTAATGCTTGTTTACCTCTTGCAAAAACTCCCATTATGATAATACTCCATCTCCATAAAATGTTTGTGGAGAAATAAATGTAGATGTTCCTTGGTTGTCGGCATCCAATGCT